CCAAAACCAAATCGTGCATCAGTCCAGTAAGTTACGACCAAAGCAAGTCCAGATACTAAAAACGGTGTTTCTTGGACTAAATTACGTAAAAACCGCCGACCGCCATAACACAACGTCTGGAACTGTCTCCAGACTTGCCCGAAGCGAAAACGGCGCTAGACTGCTTAAACTACTACAATACCACTTAACCCTCTTAGAAGGACCAAATTTAGCGCAGCGCCGCAACATGCTTTGGCGCATTGGGCAAGAAAACGAGCTTGTGGACCCTAAAGTGACTATCTCCGCTGTCGCAGAGCTTAACAAGATGACGTACAAGGAGTGGGAGCAGACTAATCCCCAGCAATCGACTCAGACACCCGTGGTGCAAATCAACATAAACCAAGACCTACTCCCAAAAACGACATTGGACCAGTAAAATGCAGTTAAGCCCCGCCGATAAAAGCTGGTCGCTACCCTACAACCCCCGTGAACTGATGGTCGAGTTCCACCAGCGGACGCAACGGTACGCTTTTCTCATTTGTCACCGCCGGTACGGAAAAACAGTGGCTTGTATTGCGGAACTTATCATCAGAGCCTTGTACACCAAGAAAAAGAACGCTCAGTACGCGTATGTCTGTCCTTTTCGCTCTCAGGCGAAGGCTGTCGCGTGGAATTACCTTGTCGATATGACCCAAGGCATTGCGGAAGATGTAAAAGTCTCTGAACTTTCTGTTACGCTGCCGAACGGCGCTAAAATATGGCTTTCAGGCTCCGATAACGTCAACGCGCTACGAGGTCTGTACCTCGACGGTGTGGTCCTTGATGAGTTTGGACAGTGCCGCCCCGACCTTTTAGAAGCAGTCATTATGCCCTGCTTACTCGACCGAAAAGGCTGGTTAGTTATTATTGGCACGGCGTATGGGCGGCTGAACAAGTTTTTTGACTACTACGAGAAATCAAGAGACGACCCAGAATGGTTCCATGCGGACATAAAAGTGTCTGATTCGGACATTATCCCGCTAGAAGAGCAAAAGCGCATACGAGAGGCAATTTCTGAAGCAAAATGGAACCAAGAATTCCAAAACGACTTTTCCGCTGAGTTAGTCGGCACTTATTACGCAAGCCTTATCAACGAACTGGAGCATGAGCACAAAATTAACACGTCTACACTACACGACCCGCATTTGCCGGTCCAAGTGGCGTTTGACATCGGGCGAAAAGACAACACTTGTGCTTGGTTCTGGCAAGAAACGGGACATGGCATAAAGTGGATCGACTTCTACACCAACAACGGTCAGCCGGCCTCGCATTACATCGACATGCTCAAGGAAAAGCCCTACGACCTAAGCCGTGTACACCTGCCCCACGATGCTAAGGCTATGACGTTCAGCACAGATAAGTCAGCGCTAGAGCAATTCGTTCACGCGTTTGAGAAAAAAGACACGCTTATCGACCTTGTGCCAAAACTCTCAGTTGAGGACGGCATTGAGGCAGTACGGCAGACACTCAAGTTCAGCGAGTTTAATGGCGAAACCTGTTACTATGGCATTGAATGTTTGCGTGTGTACAGAAAGAAATTTGACGAACTCAAACAAGTGTTTTCTAATAAGCCTCTACACGACTACTCATCTGACGCGGCGGATGCGTTTCGTTATGCCAGCATAATGGCAAACAAGTCCTACAAGCCCGCACCAACGCCACATGAAAGCATAAGAGCGCAAATACGAAGTGGCGGCGAGTATCAGTTAGAAAACCTATTTAGCCAGCGTGAGAGTGCTAATAAAAAGAGCTTTATCGCTCAAAGGAGAATTTAAGCGTGGCATACGACACAAGTACAGACGATAAAATCGAGTCACGTAGCGATTACGCGGATACACCTGCGGGCAGATACAAATATTGGGCAACAGAGCTAACGGTCAGCAAAAAAGCAAGAGAACCGTGGTGGAAAAAGTCCGACAAGATTATTAACCGTTTTATAGGCAAGCACCAAGGTATTGAGCGCGGTGATGATACAGGCGGGTTCAATCTGAACCTGTTTCACTCTAATGTGAAGACGTTAGGCGACATGCTGTACGGAAATACACCTAAAATCGACGTTTCACGACGATATGCCCAACCAAATGACGATGTAGGCCGTGTTTCGGCTGAAATCATGGAGCGATTGCTCAATTTAGACATTGCGAACAACGGGGCAGAGATTGATGCCGTGTTCCGCGCTACTTTGCAAGACAGATTACTCTCCGGTCTTGGTTGCGCCAAGGTTGGTTACACTTTCGAGAGTGAAGAAGTGCCTGTCTTAGACGAGATGGGGCAACCGACCGGAGAGACCGAAGAAAAGCTCATTTCTGAAGACGCGCCTGTCGATTATTACTATTTTGGTGATATTTTGTGGGGCTGGTGCCGTACTTGGGACAAAATGCCGTGGTTGGCGTTCAGAAGCTACCTCAGTAAAGACGATGCCGCCGCACGGTGGGGCGAAGACGTTGCTGAAGAGCTAACGTACAAGAAGCAGACAAAGAAAACGTCAAATGAAGGCGTAGAAGACGATGCTAATGATTCGGCTTGGATGCGGGCAGAAATTTGGGAGATTTGGGACAAAGACACAAAGAAAATCTGCTGGATTTCGATGGGTTACGACAAAACGCTAGAACATAAAGACGATATCCTTGAAATTCCTAACTTTTGGCCTGTACCACCGTTCTTTATCGCTAACGTCACCACCAGCCTGTATACGCCCACGCCTGACTACACGTTAGCGCAAGACCTATATAATGAGATAGATAAACTACAAACACGCATAGCGGTCATCACAGAGGCTGTGAGAGTGGTTGGTGTTTACAACGCCAGTGCTGACAATCTTAAAAGCATGTTTAATCAAGGTAATGACAACGATCTCATCCCTGTTGAGAACTGGGCGCTATTCGGTGAAAACGGTGGCCTATCCGGTCAGATTCAGTGGCTACCCCTGTCAGACATCGTAGGTGCGTTACGTGAACTGATTACCATACGTGACCAGACTATTGGTTTGCTACAGCAGACAACAGGTATGACGGACATTGCCAAGGGTGGTTTAAACAACCAGTACGAAGGTGTCGGTCAGACAGATGCTAAGATGAAGTTTGGTTCAGTACGTATTCAGGCATTACAAGACCAGTTTGCACGATTCGCGTCAGACTTGATGCAGATCAAGGCAGAAGTTATATCACGGCATTTTAGCCCTGAAACCATCTTCAAACGCGCAAATATGGAGTTTTCAGCCGATATCGACCTTGTTGGCCCTGCTATTGAGCTGATTAAGGATACAGCCCAAGCAAAACTCAGAATCGAGATACGCCCTGAATCCGTGGCGATGGTGGATTTCCAAGCACTGAAAACCGAGCGTACTGACTATCTTAACGCTGTGTCGATGTTTATGCAGTCAGCCGCCCCCGTTATCGAAGCTGATCCAGCAACTAAACCGTTTATGCTACAGCTACTCCAGTGGGGTTTGGCAGGCTTTAAAGGCAGCAGCGAAATTGAAGGGGTTATCGACAAAGCAATCTCCGCCTCAGAAGAAGCCGCGAAAGCTGAGTCGGAAGGTGAGCAAGAGCCAAGCCCAGAAGAACTGGCGATGCAGGCAGAGCAGCAGAAACAGCAAGGCGACTTGGGCAGGATTCAAGCCAAGGCTGAAGCCGATATGCAGCTACGCCAGATGGATATGCAGTCAGATATTCAGACCAGTCAGGCTTCACACCAGATGAAAATGGCAGAAATTAGCGCAGCAGCTCAAGCCAAGATAGCAGAGATTCAGGTAAGTCTTCAGGCTGATTTGCTGAAAGAGCAGGCGCAGACAGAATCGAACATCGCGTCTACTAACGCTAGTGTTGATGGTGAGATACGTAAAGATGTCATCGAGTTTGAGATAGACATGGCGAAAGAAGAAGCGAGTACGACAGCGGAGATCGAAAAGATAACGGCAAGCGCGTTAGCTGACATCGAGAGCCAGACGGTCGCAGCAGTCTTAACGCCAGAACCTAAAGGGGAGTAGTAATGGCTGACGACTTACGCACCGTTTTACGCGATGCTGTGACCGCTAGTGAAGGGTTAGGGGATATAGAGTTTGTATCAGATGTTATGGCAAACATGGGGCCAGATGCAGACATCATAGACCCTTCCGTGGCGCGGCTAGTACAGACTAAACTGCCAGAACTTAATTTACAGGGGTATTATGTTCCTGAAGGGTTTAACGGAACACCCCACAGCTACGGGGGAGAAGTGTTTCCTGCCGAAGAAGGTACAGTCAACGTATTTCCTAACAAAGGAAACGTTAGGACTTGGGCGCACGAGTACCGGCACCAACAAGATCCTGATAAATCCCACAAACAAGTGTATAAAGAAGACTACCTTTATGGACAGTCTGCTGCAAAACGTGAAGAAGATATAGAGCAGTATAAGGCTAAGTACGGCGAATACGCGGCTGAACGGTTAATAAAGAAAAGAGACAGCGTTATGAGTGAGCGCCAACCAGAGCCTTCCGAAACGCTGTTTCGTCCTTGGGTGTATGACATGCTGAATAATTTGAAGGGGGAGACCGATAACTTTTCTCCTAGAGCAGAAATGTTAAGAGACATAAACGCTTACAAAAAAGGGGAGCAGTAATGGCTATATCCAGCGAAGACCAGAAAGTCGATAAGAAGAAGTTTGATGCGAATTTCGATAATATCTTCGGCACCAAGCGCGTAAAACGTGGCTCTTACGTCCAAGACCCTGAAACCGGCAAGTTGGTTTCACGGGAAACCTACGGCAGTAACGCTAGACCTGACGCACCTATGATCAACAAACCGTTTGAAGGGTTTATATCCCCGATAGACAAAAAGCCCGTAGAATCACGGCGGCAACTAGCTGAACACAACAAACGACACGGGGTCACAGATTCGCGTGACTACTCAGCCAACTATTTAGACAGAACAACCCAGCAACGTGAAGCAAAAAGCACCAGAGAGCTGAAACAGTCTCGTATTTCAGATATTAAACGGTCAATAGACCTCTATTCTCGATAAACCTACGGCAGGAAATCTTATGAACGAAGAAACGCAAGAGTACGTAAGCGACGAAGACAATTCGATGCGCGATGACCTGAACGCCGCATTAGAAGAAGCGGGCGGTGATTACGACGAGTCCGTACAAGAAGTTATAGGTGAGGAAACAGAACCGTCAGAACCTTCTGAAACAGAAGAACAGCCCGAAGCGGAGTCAACACCTGACCCCGTAAAAAACGAGGCTAAATCAGCGCCAGAAGCCGAAGACGCTGACAATAAAAGCACCAAAGCACCGATAGATTGGACACCTAAAGAACGCGAAGATTGGTCTAAAATACCGCGCCATCTTCAAGATAAGATTAAGCAGCGTGAAAACGACACTGCTAATCTGATGAACGAGACAGCGCAAGCACGACAGACACACGGACAGTTTCAACAGCTTGCCACCACCTACGGTGCAGCTCTGTCAGGCGTAGCGGGCAACACACCGATGGAAGCCGTCGAGAACTTATTTTCGACTGTAGCCAATCTGCGTATGGGTAATCCTATCCAAAAAGCGCAGATTATCAGCGACTTGGTTAGCGATTACGGTGTCGATATTCACGCTCTGGACGCAGCTTTGACCGGCACAATGCCTGCTCAAGACAGCAACGCGCACCTAGAGTCGATGATTGATCAGCGTATGGCTCCTGTAAACCAGTTTTTACAGTCACAGCAGCAATCAGCCGTAAGCCAGCAACAACAAGTTGTTCAGGCAGCGCAGCAAGAAGTCGGACAGTTCTCCCAGAACGCTGAATTCTTCCAAGATGTGCGGAACGACATGGCTGATTTGGTTGAAATGGCTTCTTCGCGTGGTGTACACATGTCAATGGATGATGCGTACAACAAGGCTTGCGCATTGAACCCACAGATTCAGGGCGTATTAGCTGAACGTACTCAGCACCAACAGCTAACAGGCAGCAGAAACAGCATGGAAAGCAAACGCCGTGCATCTTCTGGCTTATCTGGCGGTCGTATTGGCAATGATGGAGCCTCCGGTGGTATGTCTATGCGACAGCAAATAGCAAATGCTTGGGATGGCGCTGACGAATAGTTGACACATTATGTTTGGGGGGTATACACTCCCCATACATAACACTTTTCTCGACAGCGGTCAGCCTCGGTAGCACCGCACACGTTCCAGAATGGTTTATTGAAATAACGAACACTCAATCAATCATTCATGCAGCATTTTCGCTGTAGAGGAACATATAATGGCTTTCGCCAACGCAAATATTTCCAGCATTATGGCAACGACTATTGAAAGTCGTACCCGTAAAATCGCTGACAACGTAACAAACAACAACGCCTTGCTTATGAAACTCAAAGGCGCTGGCAAAATCAAAACATTCTCTGGCGGTACTAAGATTCTTCAGGAACTCTCGTTCGCTGAAAACTCTAACGCTGGCTGGTACTCTGGTTATGACTTATTGCCTGTTGGCGTAAGTGACGTAATCAGTGCTGCTGAATACGACATCAAACAGGCAGCCGTTCCGGTTGTTATCTCTGGTTTGGAAATGCTCCAGAACAGTGGTCGTGAAAGAATGATCGACTTGATGGAAGCTCGACTAGAAGTAGCTGAATCTACAATGGCTAACCTTATCACTGGCGGTCTGTACTCAGACGGTTCAGCGGCAGGCGGTAAGCAGATTGATGGTTTAGAAGCTGCACTTCCTATTGACCCAACTGCTGCACCTTATGGCGGTATTGACGGCAACACTTTCACTTTCTGGCAGAACGCAGTAAGTGACCAAACAGCCGCAAACGGCCTAGACCCCACTAAGATTCAGGGTTTCTGGAACACGCTTTGGGCATCTTTGGTACGTGGACAAGATCGCACAAACCTTATTATGGTTGATAACCTTGTTTGGAACGCATACGTTGCTTCTTTACAGGCGCAGCAGCGGTTCAGCAACACAGATTCAGCAGATGCGGGCTTTGCTACATTGAAGTTCATGGACGCTGATGTTTGTCTTGACGGTGGTATCTACAACGGTAACAACGGTTCTGGCGCACCAGCCGGTACAGCGTTCTTCTTGAACACTAAGTACCTTCATTATCGTCCACATGCAGACCGCAACATGGTTAGCCTGTCTCCAAACAGACGTTACTCAACTAATCAGGATGCTGAAGTTCAGATTCTAGGTTGGGCCGGTAACATGACCACTTCAGGTCGTCAGTTCCAAGGCAGATATGACGCTTCTGGCGTTTAAACCTGTCGTAGGGTTGTAGGGGGCTTCGGCCCCTGATTTTAACTATGGAGCAAAAACATGTCTCAAAATAATCCCACGTATTACGTAAATGCTGCGACTCAAACAGTTCGGGAAATACAAGTTCCTGATGCTGATTTTGATGGCGGTATGAACGCTGGTGGATCAAATGCTTGTGGTATTGGTATTGGCCCTGCAGTAAACGTTGTCGGTACGCCGAACCAGTTTACACTGCTTGATCAAACACCCGCAGCACGAACACCTCAGTTGAGCCAGCCTATCGGCGGTGAAGCATTGGGTGATGGCTCTTCTACAGCGCCTGACTCAGACGATCCTATTAGGTTCGGTACAAACGCAGCAAACGGCAACGGCATACCTACTGCTACAGGTGTAGCTACTTTAGCGTCACTTGCCGCTGGTTGGACGGCTGTTTAAACGGTAAAAATAAATACCTGCGTTTTCGAGCGCAGGTAGTTATTTTCTTGTACTATGTAATTTCCTACGACATTTAAGGTTACGCAATGCAACAAGCTGAATTTAATCATAACGATTTCGCAGACACCGCAGAGGCTGATAAGTCTCTTATGGTCAAGTTTTTTTATAAAGAGCGCCCAGACAGTGCTAAATCTGAAGAACTAGGACGACCCGTTTTTAAAGAAGTGGCGTACATCGAGCTTAGAGTAGCCGGTCAGCGTGACGTACAAGCCTGTCGCCCTGCTACCGTAGCGGATAAACAGCGGTTTCCACGACATTTTGACGCTTTTGAGCGCCGTGTCGAAGCACCTACTGAAGGTATGCCGTTAAGTGAATGGCCTCAGATTACACGGACTCAAGCTGAAGAATTGGCCTTTTTGAACGTAAAAACTGTTGAGCAAATGGCGACAGTGAAAGACTCCAACATCAGCAACATGATGGGCGGTTACGGTTTACGAGAAAAAGCACAGAAATGGCTAGAAGTTAACGACAAACAAAGCGTTGATCGCGAAAAAGAAGAAATGCGGGCGCAAATGGTTGCAATGCAAGCGCAGATTAGAGAGCTACTTGAACAGAAAGCAGCGCCTAGCCCACAACTAGACATGTTTCCTGAAACGCAAGAAGCGCCAATAGCACTTCAAAGCGAATTAGACGAAGAAACAGACCCTAATGCTGCTATACCCGTCCCAGCAGCACCAGCGGGTAGAGCCAAACGGAAGTCACGCGCTAAAAAATAAAGGTGAAACATGGGTTTAAACACGACAATAACAGCAGCGGAGATTCTTAACAGAGTTGCAGCAGAAGTCGGTATCGCACCAGTTCAAGCCCCGTATGCTAGTCAAGACCCATTTTTTATCCAGCTTCAATACCTGCTAAATACCGCAGGCGAAGAACTTATGCAGGCGTACCCGTGGGAGTTGTTAGTCGCTTCTTACACGTTTACTACGTCTGATACAGACAGCGGGTCTTACGACCTGCCGTCTAACTTCGGTTACATCTTGAACCAAACCAGTTGGGATCAAACGAATAACGTCCCTATGGGTGGCCCTTTGTCGGCTCAAGATTGGACATATCTAAAAGGCCGAAACCTAGCATCAGACACCCTTTATGCCAGCTTCCGTATCGCGCAGGGTAAGTTCAACGTATTTCCAGATCCACCCCCTAATGGGTTAAGCCTGAATTTTGAGTACATCTCAACCGATTGGGTCTATGACCCGTCAACCAACCCTGTCAGCTACAAAAAAGGCGTTGATCAGGCAAGTGACACCCCGCTTTTCGACAAAACACTGATTACGCGGGCGTTAAAAGTTAAGTATCTTGAGGCTGGCGGCTTCGATACAACCAAAGCGCAAGCGGATTTCAACCAGATATTTGCCTTCTTAACCGGCACAGAGAAAGGCGCACCCATATTGAACGCGGGTCGTAGCGGGTATGGCATACCTTATCTGTCTAGTTGGAACGCCCCTGATACCGGATACGGCAGATGATTGGTTCTCCTGTAGGCAATGCCCAGCGTCCACAACAGCGGTCGCATGAAGTCGCTCGATACCCTGCGCCTCAAGGCGGTATGGACATCCGGCAAGCAATCGGCTCTGAAGATTTAAACACCTGCGTTTACACGTACAACATGCTGCCTTTTGAGTATGGACTGCGGATACGTGAAGGCTACCAAGAATGGCAAATCGGCTTAGACGCTGGTGCAGGGCTTGGTGTACACACGCTAATACCTTACGACAGCGCACAAGATAACGGTGTCGGTGACAAATTATTCGCCGTCACTAACGAAGGCATTTGGGACGTTGAAGTTTATGGCGCGGCCCCTATTCTTTTGCTTACGTTTGCGGATCAAACATCTGGAGCAGGGTACGGCACTTACGCGCACTATGTCGATGACTCAGGGCGTGATGTACTGTTTTACGCAGACTCGTTAAACGGACTGTTTGAGTACGACCCCGCCACAGATACATGGGCGGTGTCTTCAGGCATTAGTGGCCCTGTGATAGCCGACATTAAGTTTATCGTATCCCATAAACAGCGGTTATGGATGGTTGAAGAGAACTCCACAAAAGCGTGGTATCTCGGTATTGGTAGCAGTTCAGGCCAAGCGACAGAGTTCTTTTTTGGGTCTAAATTTAAACACGGCGGAACGCTAGAAGGGCTATTTAGCTGGACAGTAGACGGCGGTGCGGGCGTAGATGACCTATTAGTCGCCGTAAGTCATGCAGGCGATGTGCTGGTGTATCAAGGTTCTGACCCTGCGGTAGCCGATTGGGGACAGCGCGGTACGTATTTTATCGGTGAGATACCTAACAGCCCTCGTTTTGGCACTGAATCAGGTGGCGAACTATTTCTGCTGTCCGTTTACGGTCTTGTTAGTATGGCTGACCTTCTTCTAGGCGTAGATACAAGTATCTTACGCTCTGACGTTGATGGCTCGACGATGGCGTATAAAATAGCGGGGTTAATACGTCAAGAAATGCGAGCAAAAGTAGGTCTTGCAGGCTGGGATGTGACCGTTATACCTAGCGAGGGTGGCATTTTAGTCTCTTCGCCAACAGTAGGTTCAGCAGCGCCCATACAGTATTACTACAATATAGGTGTACAGGCGTGGGGTCTATGGCGCGGTGTACCCATGACTTGTTTTGATGAGTATCAAGGGTCTGTTGTATTTGGCACAGCCGATGGGCGTGTCTGTCGCATGGACGTACCCGTGGACGACAAACGGATAACGCCTGTAGAACCAGAGTTTAATGGCGAATCAATAAACTTCTCTATTCTTACGTCTTTTACGTCTTTTGGACAGCCCGCAGTGTTTAAACGCGCCAAGCTGATCCGACCCGATTTTATCGCGCAAAAAGCCCCTCTTCACAGTTCGGTTGTGCGCTTTGATTTTGACACTTCAGAAGGTTTGGACTTCCAGTTTAGTACGCCCGACAGATTTGGCGTAGGTATCTGGGACGCTGACAAATGGGATTTTGCGGTTTGGGGCAGCGACTCAGGCACCACTTTCCCTTCTATCGGTGGGTCATGGGGTACTGGGCGCTATATGGCAATAGCCACGAAAGGCAGCGCACGAACAACAACACGGCTAATAGGTTGGGATTTGATCTATGATGTCGGAGGCCCGATGGCCTAATGCGTATCGTGTA